CATTCTTCGCTGTCGATTGCGCCCATCATGACTGCAATTTCCTCGGCCAGCTCGCTCTTACCAGCGTCGGAGCCTTCTTCAAACGCTTGGGCGTGAATATCTTCTGAGGATTCACCAATCTGATCCTCAAGCGCTGCAACAGCTTCTTTCAGCATTTCTAGATCGTCATGGATGCTCATTTAGCTTGCCCCGTGGATAACGACAAAGTTGATGACAACAGCTTCCGTCAATGCACCGCCGGTGTTGTTAAACAAACCGATGGTTGCATAGCCAGACTCTTGGTCTGCAACGTAGGGCCAATAAGAGCCAGGAGTGGTCACTCCACCAGAGATGCTAACCAACACAACATCGTTGTCGCTGATGCTGGTGTTGTTAAGCCGGAACACCACGTTGGTCTGTGACGCAAGCGACGCGTTGTTCATCGTGATGCGTCCCATTGATTTGTTCAATGTGACAGCAGTCGACTTGCTGGTGAGCTGGGTTACTGCGCCCTGAGCTGCTGGCGTATAGCCAAACTCCTGGCTGACGTAGCACGTCGTAAACTCTGGATCGGCGTAAGCAACGCCTGATGCGATTGAATTACTCATGATTTTCCTTTATTCAACGACCGCACAAACGTCGGCCTCTGAAATGATTTGATAGTCCTGGCCACCGTCGTTATGCGTTGGCCAATTAAGGTAGTCACCGTTCCCATATTTGATCCAGTCACCAACCTTTGCCTCTTGGACCTGCGGCCCTACGGCAACGATCCGACCTTCATTGAAAGGTTCGCGGTTGGTGACGTGGATCACGTCCGACAGTTTCCTGGCCGACGGTTGCACCGTGATGAAGTTACGTAACGGTCTAATCATTTCTGATATGACATCCGATCGTGGGTGTAGCACGTGCCGCCGGTAACGCCGGTGTTGAACTGCTTGTCTTTGCCAGTCATGTCAGCCTCGCCCATGCCGACGCCGTTGACCATGCGCTCTTTGCGCTCGCCGGTTTTTTCTTGCTTAGCAACGCCGGCAGGAACCTTAGCGTTGGAGCCGAAGCCGTAACCGGCTGGCTGCTTCGTTGCTGAGTCTTTAGATTTCATCATTTTGGAGCCTATTTAAGAAAGCGTAGTTTGAAAAGAGTCGAATCAATGAGTTGTGCAATCTCATCAATCAGGTTCTGTATCTCAGAGTCGTCGGGCATGATTTCCCGTGAGTCTTGCACAAAATACTTGATTCCTTCCATGTATTCGACAGGATCGTCGGTCGGAAGGTAGTAGTCGTCGGGAAATTCGGTGAATTGCCCGTAGCGACCCATGTAAGCCTCTGCAAGCTGGTCGACCAGTTCTGGTATGGCTTGATAGTACTCACCTAGCGCCTGGTGCGCAGCGAAGCTGCTGGTGGTCCAATGCAGCAGATGCGCGTTTGTGCCTGAGTGCAGAAGCACCGAGACAAATGTACTCGCTTCATTTTCCATCTGCACCACCGAAAAAAATGGGCAACCCCTCGTCGCCCAATTGGGCAATGTAATGGCGAGGAGTGCGCCCGGACCCAATCATGCGCGTTGTAGCACGTTATCAATATGATCGTCAAACGCTTTCTTGCGTCGTGCAATCTCCCGGTCTAGATACCAACGTGCTTTCTCAAGGTCTTGCAACCCTTCCTTGAGATCCGCTCGCCAGACGTATTTGATCGCGTTGCCTAAGTTAAAGCACATATGCTCAGTGATCTGGATGCACTCAACGCCGCTCGGATGCTGAGTGTAGTGCTGTGGATGGTTTACTGGATCGTGGCTCATGAGTAGTTGTCCGGTGAGTATTCGCCGCACCAGTGGATCTCGTCCACGGGTGGCCAGGCAGGTGATAGGTTCCCTTCAATGTCTACCAACAACTCTGGTGATCGGCGTCGGCATTCACCCATCCAGGCGTCCGTCCCATCTCCTCCAAGTAAATTGAAATATCTACAGGATCCGCAAGTAGGTCGCACAGCCATTCCTCCAAGAATAGGTCGCTGGTTTGCTTGTCGATTGCTGGTTTCATCTTGTCCTTCCCATTCGTCTATCAAAACAAATGCGTCAGCCTGAATCTGCTTTGCAAGACTGACAACGCAGTCAAGCTCCACTTTGAATCCAGCACATTGCTTTTGCAATTCGCTGACGTTTAATTGAATGTTGGTAACTGATTCTCCGACTTGTAGTGTCATGCAATAAGTGCCTTTTTTAATTGTGACTCTTTCATGTTAAAAATATCCTCGGAATTGAAGATCTTCTCAATCCACGGTCGAACCCATAGATAAGTCGTCCCGATTTTGGCGTTGCGCTCAATCAGGTTCTTAGTCGTGAGCTTCTCGTTGCCGTAAGACACCCAGATATGCGGAGTCACGTAGTGCGGCACGTACATCGCGTCACCCAGAAAGAATACCGGCTGCACGTCTGGGTGGAGCTTCTCATTGTCTTCGCCACGGTAGACAAACCGGCCATTAGTAAATTCCATCAATACTGCTCCAGGGGTTTTCCAAGGGTTCTGAGAACGACGCAATACTCTGGCTCGCGATTGCTGGCACGACCATTGGCGTCGAAATAAACGTATCGCTTGCGACTGGCGCCGTCAGTCTCGTCAATTCGCCGCCCAAGTCTCCCAACACGGAAGCCCTGGCGCAGCTTTGCATCAATGTCTTTTGAGCTTAAGCCGGGAAAGTATTGAGCGCATTGCTTTGACGTCATTGCTCCATGATTTGCAATGATTTGAATTGGATCTATTTTATTTTCCATTTTATTACTCCTTAAACATCAAAAGGGCACATCTTCGTCCAAATCGTCAAAACTCGATGCGCGGCCCTGTGGCGCGTTTTGCATCCGAGCTGGTAGGGTAGCCTCACCCGCCTGCTGAAAGCCGCTCCTGTGCCCGTCTGGATGCCTTTTCGGGCCATGATCGACCGCGGCTGTCGGTTCGCAAGCGTTTCCGATGGTCACAGCAGCGTATTGCATCCCGCTGGCAGCGGTTTTGATCGTCACGTCCAGCCAGTGCATCGAACCGTCTGGCAGGCAGATCCGTCCCTTGTAATCGGCGTGCCAATCCTCGACCTTTTTGTCATTCGGGAATGCAGCACCCTTGCCAGGTTTCTGCTCGTAATTGCCCTTGGCTGCGGTTGGTTTATTCATTTGATTCACTTTAGATTGTTTCTCAGGATTTGGTCGGTAACAACTTCGGAAAGTAATTCCTCCATTGTTTCAACCTCGGGTTGTTTGGCATCAATTCGGCGTCTAATCACCGATTCAATTGCCTTCTGCATTTGCGCTGACGTCATGTCCAGCGCAATTAACTTATCGACCGTGTTGCCACTTATTTGTGCACCTTTTATTTTTTTCAAACCTCCTCTTATTTCTTTAGTGAAATTAAATATAGAGTCATTCATCTTAGTCATAGATCTCATCCTTAGATCTTAGTCTTAGCTCTCTAAGTCTTAGATCTTATTCTTAGATCTTAGTCTTAGATCTCTACGCACGCACGTATATGAAGAAAAGTTATCCACAGGGTTGTCCACAGGGTTATTCACAGATTTTAGGGTAGTTATCCACAAGTTATCCACAGGCTAGTCTGAGGTGCTTTTGAGTGATTTTTCGTATTCTCTTTTGATTTCTTTTACTATTTCCTTCTCCTCTTTTGTATAATCTCTGAGTGGTTTGCCGTTAATGTCTATCGGCAAGTACGGCATTTTCTCCAGCCGTCTCTTGGCTTCAATGTTTGCTTGTTTGCTCATCGAATGTTCTCCGAAATCCAGACCGTGACCATTCCTTCTTCGGCATATTTTTTGGATACTTTGAGATACGTTACTTGCGAGTCATTCTCAAAAACGACACCTTGCATTCCGTCTAATACGGTCTTTGCGATGTTATCGACGTCCGGTCGGGTTGGGTATCGAACGCCGTCCAGCGCTGCCTGGCGGTTGTATTTGGACCAGCTTAAAGGAATGCTCATGGTCGCCTCAATCATGACTCTCAACGGCGTCTTGAGTAGCTCTCTGCCGGCCATTGCCTCAGCAGCTCGAGCTGCGATTAGTGCTTCGTACTCTCGCGTGACAGCCGGTGTATAGCTGCGGGGCTTGCCGCCAGCGGTGCTGAACCGTGGTCGGCCCTTGCCAACTGGTGGTCCAGGGATAACAAACTGTAAGGTCATCATTTCAGTAGATTCCATGCTGTTTCCCGAACGGGTTCTTTTCAAGCCGGCGCCCTGTCTGGACCGTTGAAATGTCCCGACAGGGAAACTCTTGAGAACGAACGGCAGATAATGCACGAAGTCGATGGGCTTGTGGAGAAAATCTGTATTAGGGTTTTCCTGATGCAGAAAGTACGCTCGACCCGTTTACAAGGTTGTCAACCATAGGTAGAGTGACGGTCATGCGCTGCACGTTGTGGCGCAAAACAGGAGCAACGAAATGAACGCAACAACAGAAAAAACGGTACGCAGCGCAAGCCAGTGGATCAAAATCACCCGCGACAACCAACAGCGCAAATTCACGTTCGCACGTGGTTACGCTGGCAAGTACCAAGCGCACGAAATCCACAGCCTGTCGTTTAAGTGGATTCCAAACTGGACCGAAGCGCTTGACCGCGCCAACCAAACCCTCGCCACCTACTCTTAACCAACCACGGGGCGTCAGCCCCAACCAAGGAGCCAAAATGACAACAGAAGAAATTATCCAAATTGCACTAGAGGCAGGCGCCAAGCCCTCGCATCACCCTGAGCTATGGGACATTTGGAATATTCGAGATACAGACCTTGTGCGCTTCGCCAACCTTATCGTCGCGCATGAGCGAAAACAATTCGCAGCCATGACCAAGGAGCCATCGTGAAAATTACATTCACCAAAAAAGAAATCGAGGCAATCATCCTCGCTCACGTTCACCGTGAGGTTTACGAAGAATTCAGCAGCGAGATGCGCTTCGACCGTTACGACGACGAAAATTTTGTCACCATCAAATCAATCGAACCTACCCCCGAGGAGCCAAGCGATGAGACCTGAAGACAAATACGATTCCAATCTAACAATCATTCTGGCGTCGATTGCAGTCGGCGCAATGTCCGCAATTTGCTTGTTTCTTGCTCTTTCTGGAGGACTCTGATCATGGTAGGAAAGGTAACGCCAAATACAATGCTCAGCGCAAGCCGCATCCCTGCCCTTCTGGGCCACTCAAAGTACGAGACGCCTAACGATGTCCTTACGAGCGTGATAAACGCGCTACAGGACGCTCCAGAGCATTTTGAGACCAACGAGGCAATGCACTGGGGTAACTTGTTAGAAGTGCCGCTCCTGCTCGAGGCAAGCGCCCGTCTGGGTCTGTCGCACTTAGTGTTAGACCATCCCAAGCCCTACTTCCATCCTGACGCGCCGATTGCCTGTTCGCTCGATGGCCAGGGAGACGGCAACGGTCTGGTCGTGACGGACAACCCTGACGCTGGTGTTTATGTAGTCGGCGCCGAGTCAATCACGCTGGATGGCGTCGGCGTGCTCGAGGCAAAGGTCACGTCGGTGTATCCCGAAGATTACCCAGCTCTCAGCCGCGGCCCTCTCCAGCTCCAGGCGCAGATGGATATTACCGGCGCCAAGTGGGGAGCTGTCTGCGTCTTGTATCAAGGCACCGAGCTGCGCATCTTTCTGTTTGCTTCTCACGAGGAAACGCAAGCGTTGATCCGAGCCAAAGCGCGAGAGTTTGAAACCAAGCTCACGCACTGGACCGAGACTGGTGAAGTTGAGTGGTACGACCCTGCAACGCCGGCAGAGTACGGCGCCAAGTGGCCAGGTGATCCAAACCTTGATTCTGTTGATCTCGGCGAGTGGGGAGCAACGCTGGCCGAGCGGATTGTCAAAGCAAAAGAGCAAATCAAAGTGCTTGAAAAAACCATCAGCGACGACGAAACCGAACTCAAGGAGATGCTGGGCAACGCCACCAAAGCGCACGCTGAGGAGTTCCGTATCTCCTGGCCTATCCGAACGTACCAGGCGCAGCCGGAGAAGGTCGTACCCGCCAAACCAGCGCACAGCATTCGACAGTCGACGGTAACCATCAAGGGACCAAAATGAAAATCGCAGCAGCATTTGTCGCAGCCAAGCGTGGTTTTACGCCAGTTCTCAAGACTGAAACAAACTCTCATTTTAAAAACAAATATGCCGATCTCGCAGTTTGCTTAGAAGCAGTAAACAATGCCTTGCTCGAAAACGGCATCGCTGTCTACCAAGAGACGTTTGACGTGCAAGACGGCGTAACCGTAGAAACGTGTTTTTTGCACGAGTCTGGCGAGATGTTACGCATGGGCAAGTTGCACGTGCCAGCATCTAAACACGACCCACAGGGATATGGTTCAGCGCTTACCTACGCTCGTAGATTTTCGCTGATGGCAGCTTGCGGCATCGCAGCCGTTGGGGAAGACGATGACGGCAACGCCGGGAGCAAAAAGCCAATTCCGAAACCAGAAGGCAAACCTGTCAACCCGCTTGATGCTGTGGCCAAACCAACGCCAAAGCCGACTGAGCCGCCGCCAGACGTGATTGAGTTTGAGGATGGAGCTGGTGGCACCTGGGCGTTGCGAGTGCCCAACGAAGCCAAGCCACGCTCAATAAGCGCTGATGAAGCTGCATGGGTTGTCGAGTTCAATGCGCTGGCCGACGCCGTGATGAAAGCCGGCAAGATCCCGCCAGCAGATCGCATCGCTAAGCTCAAATTGCTTAGAACCGAGAACGATCATTCAATCAACCGGCTGTCGATGGTAGAGCGTGCCAGGTTCTTGCAAACCTTTTCAGCTCGGATTGGCGCACTTGACGCGCTCATGAAAGCAGCGGCATGAGGATGGCGCAGATCCGATTATTGGACGCAATCGGTGGGTTAGAAAAGAGCCTAGGCCGGTTGCCGTCCATGAATGAAATAGCCAGGGTTTTGGGCTGCACCCCCCAGAACGTCCACAAAATGATCAAACGAATGAGGAGCAAAAATGAAACAGTGTCCTCCCTGCCACGGGAATTGCAATCAGGGAAGAAATTGCCCAAACAGGAGCCAAAATGATTAATAGAGAAGACATCATCCGCATGGCTTGGAAGGCAAATCTACCGTCGTGCCATATAACCCATCCCAAAGCGCTTGAACGCTTCGCCGCACTTGTTGCCGCGCATGAGCGGAAGGAGTGCGCCAAGTTGTGTGATAAACAGGCAACGGACTATGAGGAGAGCGACCCGTGGAACGGGTACCAATGGCCTGACGGAACTTGGGGCGAGAAATGAAACACTGCTGGCCCAAGAAACTGTATTACGTATGTTGTCGTTGGATTGAATACCCAAAGGGAGGTGGCAGAAACTTTATTGCGACTAAACATTTAGGTCGAGCACGGTATTACGCCAAGCG